CTTCGCCGCTACCTTTGCGTCGGGCTGCAGGCTGAACATGTACGTCAGGACGTTGATGTTCAGTTCGGTGATCTTCTCCTGCTCCGACTTCTGCAGGAGGAGGCGCACCGGCTTGCGAGCGAGCTTCTTGTAGTCGGAGACCACGTCGTCGGCGCGAACCGCGGTGCGGTTGTCCTTGAGGTGCTCGACGAGTTGCGTCGCCATGTGCGTGCCCACGGAGGATGCGTAACGGCACAGGGCGAACTCGTTGTCGACGGGGAGGTCCATCTTCTCGAGCATGTACGCGTCCAGCGAGACGGTCTGGACCGTCGCGGGGCACATGTACTGCTTGCCTTCTCCCTGCGCCTTCTTGTCGTACAGATTCTTGGGGTACTGCTTCACGAAGTCGAGTACTCCCGGATGGCATGGACGCCCCTTGTGATCGTCGAAGCAGGAACGGTCGCTCTCGTGGAAGCTGTCGGTGGACGCGTGTTCGACCCAGTCCTTGAACGACTCCAGTGCGTAGAACCACTTCAGGCGCCGACGGAGAGCTGCGTTGTTTTCGAGCTGTGTGACGGCGTATTGCGCCGTTGCGGGGTTCATCAGCGCGACCACGATGGCCTCATCCGGAAGGAAGTAGTTGAACATCCTCCGGTCCTCGACGAGGGAGAAGAACATGGCGATGCTGTGCTGAAGACCCTGGTTGATCTCCTCGAACAGCATGATGGACTTCTCACCCTTCTTTGGGAACACCGACGGGACGAGCAGGTCGAAGTACCCCTCGGGGGAGTCTTTAGTGCTCGGGATGCCGGTACCCACGAGACCGTAGTGGGCGGTCCTGATGTCGTAGATGCTCGCGCCTTCATCCCTCGCGATCTGGGCGACGATCTGGGACTTGCCGATGCCTGCCTCACCGACCACGCAGATAGCTCCGCGGTGCTGTTTGGTCTGCCAGGTGAGCAGGATCTGCTGCCGGATCTCTGCGATGGTAGCTCGTGGGATGTCGTACTTCTCGGCGTAGTGCAGCTGCTTGTTCGGGTTCTCTTCTTGCCTGCCTCGTGCCATGCTGTTAACCTCTCTTTGTTATGAGCAACTCCCGCTCAGCCCTACTGTCCGTTACCGCCGAAGCATGGATTATGCTCGACGGGAAACCTTTTCGTTTGACGGATTGGCCGATGCACCGTGCGTTCTATGACGGGCGCTATCGGCGTACGTTGTTTAAGACTAGTCGCCAGGTTGCGAAGTCTACTACGCTAGCGAATTTCTCCATCATCGAGTGCAGTCTTATACCACACTTCTCTACCATGTTCGTGAGCCCCTCCAAGGAGCAAACGACGCGGTTTTCCAATACGCGTATCGGTAAAACGATGCGCTATTCCCCAATTATCAACGATAAGTTTCTGCGAACGGACTTGGCAGACCGCGTCTTCCACAAACAGTTCACGAATGGCAGCGAGATGCTCTTCACCTACGGATGTGATGATGCTGAACGTCTTCGTGGGCCTTCCACTGACCGGAACATGTATGACGAGGTCCAGGATATTCTGTATGACCCTGTCATCACTGTCGGTAACGAGACGATGGCGGAGTCTGACTACGCGTATGAGACGTATGCCGGGACTCCGAAGACGATGGAGAATACCATTCAGTACCTCTGGGAGCTCAGCACCCAGACTGAGTGGGTGATGAAGTGCGAGGGCTGTAATAACTACGTGTACATTGACAGTGAGAAGATACTCCAAAAAGAGGGCCCCGGCTGTCCTAAATGTAAAAAATTGCTTAACCCCTTCAATGGCCAATGGGTGGATATGGCTCCGAGTAAAACACTCCAGGGTTTTCATATTAGTCAGCCGATGATGCCGCGTAACAACCCACATGCAATGAGAATGGCGGGACGTTCCACATCCGAAATTCAAGTTGCGGAGCAGCGCTGGTCGCGAATCTTACAGAAATACGAAGAAGCCCCTCTTTCGACTTTTCGGAATGAGGTCTTGGGTGTTTCGGACGAGATTGGTAGCCGCTTACTTTCTCAAGAAGAGCTTGAGGCGTTGTGCACAGGTAGAAAGCTGGAGCAGTATCCCCCGCGAGACCACTTAAAGGACATCACACAAATCGTTGCGGGCGCTGATTGGTCGGGGGGAGGGACTTCTGGGGTATCCAGGACTGTTCTTTGGATCTGGGGTTGGCGACCTAGAGATCAGAAGCTCGTGTGCTTGTTTTATAAGGTATACCCGGGAACTAACCCTGTAAGCGCCGTAGAAGAGATCGCATACACTTGCAAGCAGTACCACGTCTCTATGTTCTGCGGTGATGCAGGTGAAGGGGCATTAGCTAATGACCTCATGCGCACACACCTCGGACACCACAAAGTGATCCAGGTACAGTATGGTATGCAGGCCAAAGCCTTGAAGTTCAACCAGATTGACCGCTACATGGGTGACCGCACAACTCTCATCGACAACTACTTCATGCTCTTGAAGCAAAAGAAAGTAGAGTGGGCTCCGTTGGTGGAGATGCGGGTCGCGATTAACGACATCTTGAACGAGTACGAAGACATCACGCAGAATGACCGGAAGGTTTGGCGCCATTCTCCCCAGAAGCCTGATGACTGCCTCCACGCTGGCCTCTTTGCGTGGCTAGCGTGGAAGGTCATCAACAAGGATTTCAAATTCTGGCAGGAGTAGTGCCGCTATGCTGTCGTTCTTGCTCAGAACCGAGAGCACTCAGTTCCACACACGAAGGCGTCCGGCGTGTAGCTCACCGGCTGGGGTATACCCGGTTTTCCGGCACTAAAAATGGTACTGCTAGGCTTTGAGTTGGGGTCCTCATCTTAGCGGATAGCGGGATGAGGAGGCCAACTCAGGTACACAGGTACTGCTAGGATGTTCATCGGAGATCCGGGCCCTCGCAGAGGTGAGACTACGCAGCGTCCGATCATCGCGTAGATCTCCCGCGGAGAGGGCCTCGGATCTCCGAAGAACTCACAGGGGGTACTGCTTTCCTCCTAGTGAGAAAAGTGTCAGATGGGCAGCTAAGATTTCGTCGTTCGTCCAGTCGGTCCCGAAATCTTGGCGCGGCATCTGACACTCGAACGTGGGGTACTGCTGTCAGGTGGGAGTCACGTCGTAGCCCGGCTTGAGCCACGTGTGTGATCGCAGGTCACACAGTGGGTCGGCTCGGGCTGTGGCGGTGACACCCCTGGTCGTACCGCGAGCTCGTGCAGCGTGCGAGGGAGTAACTCCCTCTGTTTTTCTGCGTATGGAAAAACGCCAGTACCAAACTCTTTTACCTCTAGGAGTCGAGGTTTTCGAAGTCGCTTTTGATTTCGTGGTCGAGGTAATCGTCGCCACTAATGTCAGCAGGGAGGACGTTCCCTTTCAGGTACTTATCTATGTCAGTAAGTTGTCCGTAAGAGGGACCTACTTCCACGTCCCATAGGAAAGGGACAGGCAGCCACGGATAGAGCTCTCGGACGCGCTTGACTCCGTATTCGGTGATGAAGTCTTTCATTTGAGGGACGTACTTTTTGGGAATCTCCGCAACAAGAGAGTCGTGAACTGTGATGAGCAAGTTGCCTCCGAAGTCGTGACGTATGGGTTCGTCAACCGCGGTGATTACCCTCATGATGATCTCTGAGCTCGTACTCTGGATCAGCATGTTAACAGCCTGCCGCTCAGCCTTGTTGCGCATTTTGAAGGTCATACCGCGCAGGTTGAAACGGCGCCGTCTTCCAAAGAAGGTCTCTACGCACCCGAGGTACTGGATCTTCTCTTTAGTCTTCGAGATGTACTCTGGAATAGTAGGGAACATTCGGAACAAGGATTCGATGATGGCAGCAGCTTGAGCTTCTGGGATCCCTACAATACTGGCGATCTTTTTAGGTGCGGCTCCGTAGAGGATGCCGAAGACCACCCGTTTGATGTTTCCCCGGAGTTTACCGAGCTGTTGACCGTAAGCGACGTCAGGGCCTGGGTCCTCCTCAGTCCCCGTATAGTATCCACGCTTTTGGAAATCTTCGTAGCTCCAGTCGTGTACGTCGTCGATCCCGACTAGCGCCAAGACCGAAGATTTCTCGGAAGCCCGAACACCTTCCAGGATCGTAGCGGGGTTGAGGACTCTAGAGGAGAAGAAGCTGTGAGGGTCCAGACCTTCGTTGAGAGCGCTAATCAGGTTTTCATCTCGACTATATGCGGCGTAGAGGCGCACCTCTGCGGCCTTGGCATCAGCGTTCATCATGACTTGCGTATCCGGGTCAGTTGGAATGAACGACTGTTTGAGGTTGTGGTCCCCGATCTTCTTGGGGATGTTTTGCATGTTCTCATCCACGGAACTTAGCCTTCCGGTAGCTGTTCCGTGGATGTTAAAGGTGGTGTGCATCCTCCCGTCTTCTTCACTCAGTACGAGGATGTTACGTACGAAAGTGTCTCGGGCTTTGGTGATCGCGCGGTACTTCAAGAGGGTGTCTGAGAACTGACAGTCATACTGGTTTTTGAGCACGCGCAAGAACTTGGCGTTCGTAGAGATTAATCCCGTGCCTGTACGCGGGATATCTTCATCAGGGATTTCTCCGGTATGACATACCATCCGCCCTGTTTTGGGGTGTAGGTAACCCGCTGTGAAGAGGATCCGTCGTAACTGTGCCACGCTTTTAGGGTTGAAGTCTTCGTTGACTACTCCGTTAGGGAGCATGAGTTTCAACTCTGCGTAGAGGTTACGTGCCGACCTACGCATCTTCTCGTCGAGGTCCAGGACGTATGGGCGGTCGACACGCATCCCGACCTCTTCCATCCGAGCTAACGTACGCGTGACAGGGATGAGTTGCTGAAACATGAGCGCTTTGAGAGGCTCTTTCTCCGGCGTGCCAGGAGCTGCTAGCGCTGCAAAGTACGTGTTCGTACTGATTTTTCGACGACGCGCGTTCAGGTCTTTCTGTTCAGCGAGCATCCTCTTACGCTGGACGAGAGCAAGTTGCCGAGTAACGTCAGCGTCAATCGCCCCGTACACGCTCAACTTCTTAAGAGGGACGAAGGCGTACCCGTAGTCTTCATCGAGCTTCTTAGCAGCACCCTTCAATTTTGGGGCGTTAGGGTCTCGTTCGAGTGACGCTTTGTACTCGAGGACTCTCTTCCGGTAAACTGCTTGCATCTCGTCTTCGTATCCGCCGTATTTAGGGAGGAAGCTCTGCGTCAAGGACTTCAGGTCGTAGTACCCCTTTTTGGCCTCAGCAAGAAGGTGTTCTGCTAGCATTGTGTCCCAAGCCAGCTTCTCTACGTCCCACCCTTTACGTCGTAAAACTTTGAGGTCGAACTTGGCGTTGTGAAAAACTTTAGGCTTAGGGCACGTGAGAAGCTGCTGGATATATGGGGCCACTTCCGCCAATGTCAGAGGACTCTCGTCGTGTTCGATAGGGATTGAAGCGGCTAAGCCAGGGCCCCAAGAGAACACGAAGGTTAGAATCTTGAGCTTTTCGCGGTGCGGAAACAGGGTGTTAGTTTCTGTGTCTACTGAGATGACGTGTGTATCGGGGTTTCTCCCCTCAGGAGCGTAGGCGACTACTTCTTCGACGAGTTTCTGGACCGCACGAACGGATTTGGGGAAGCGGTAGTCTTGGATGAGCATGTCCGTAGGGGTGATGATCTGTACGGATCTTCCCGCGCGTACTTCCAGTACTGCATCCAAGAACTGGTACAGTTGGCGCATCAGGATTTCGTGGTGCTCCGGATTTGCCGCAAGTTGTCGCTTAGATAATGACGGCATGATGATGACACGGCGTCCACTGAGCGTCGCTTCGACGAGCCTGCCCTGGAGTTTTTTGTACCCCGAGACCTTAATCCCTAGGGACTGGAGGACCGCGGGTCCTAGCGCAAAGATCATGATGGGGCGTTTAGGATTCGCAGCTTTTAACAACTCAGGTTTGAAAAGTTTCGAGCAGGCTTCTCGTATCTTCTTGTTAGGCTTGTCGACAGCGCAGCGGACAGCGTACGAAAAGCGTCCTCGCAATTGCCGGTAACGATTCTTAGTGGCTACCGTGTCTGTAACAGACCGTTTCACGATAGCTTCTACGTCGAATCCCCAAGGAGTGTGTTTTGTGAGGGAACTCGATACGCCGGGTACGTGAGGAGACTCGGCTACACAGAAGAAGTCGACATTTTGTTGTGTGCCGACTCCTTCCATGTAGTGTTCTTGTTGGTAAATCGGACAGTCGGGACAGGATTCGCCTTTCCAAGCGGTCTGTCCGCAGAGATTACAATCGAGCATGGGTTACCCCCAGTCGTCATACTCTTCCAGTTGCGGATTTTCTAGCGTATCGTCGTCTTTCTTCGGTGGTTTCGGTGCTGAATCGTCCGCTATACCGGGCTCGTTCAACCAGGGTTGTGCGCGGAAGGCGACGACGTCTTCCACTGCGATATTGACACCCAAGAAGGGGGCGGAACGTTGGATCATGCCTGATTTCTTTATCTCTGCAGGTGAGAGGGCCAGCGGATGACGTTCGAGAGTGTCTCGAATTCGAACTTCGCTAGCGTTTCGCATGGGATTCTGTGGAGGGATGAGAACAGGCATCGCTTGGCTGAGGAGGAGCATGATGTTCTTAGTGGCTTCGTCGTAGTAAACGCCACAGGCGTAAGAGTTGATCTCGTTACGTGTAATGCTCTGCCCCAAAAGTGTATTGACGGAAGTGTTGCGCTTCGTCTCGTAGTTGTAAAGCGCACCATAGCGAAACATGGTGTTAAGGAGGTTGGTAGACTCGTTGATGGTTGACGCACGCTGAATCGTAGTAGCATTCTGAGAGACGAACTCACGAAAGAACGACTGCCAGTCGTGCCCCAAGTATTTCAAAAGAGACAGCGTTCCGAAGAGCGCGGACGCGTAACGCCACTCTACAGGGAAAGGAAGCAGGGCGTTGAGCTCAACAAACTGGGACTTGATTTCCTGGTAGTGTGTCAGGATTTCAGGAACGCGCGGGTAGAGCGCTACAGCAATTTGGCGAGCCATCTCGTGGATCCGTTCCTGTCCGAATTCTTTAAGGAGGATATTTTCTGGACTGTTGCGAGAACGAATCTTCTTCATTTCAACGATCAGAAGGCGGTTCAGGTCCTGGGGCAGTTCAGCGCCAGTAATGCCGCTCAAGATCATTGGCAGACGGTGATACGTAACCTTGTAACCCTTTCCGTCTTTTACGCCGGTGACGCGTTTGGCTTGGTCAGTTACCAGACCGCGGAGCATTTCCATGATAACCCGGGACGCTTCTGCCTTTGCACCTTCGAACTCGAACTCGTCGAGACACATGAGCCGGGAGTCGCAGTTGGTGGCTGCCATGACGCCTGCGGCAGTATAGTTGTCCATGCCTTGAGAGCACAGCACGAGCTTCAAGTTGGGTACGAAAGGTCCCCCGAAGGTTGAGAGGAGTGTAGACTTACCGGAGTGCGTCTCCCCAGTGATGAACATGAGCATCTGGCGGTCGAAAGCGTTCATGACAGGGAAGATCAGTGTCTGCGCTGCCAAGAGTGTTTTCATGATGTCGTGAGTTGCGAACTGGAATCCGATATCGAAGAAGTGTTGTAGCTCCTTGAATAGGGCATCTACGTTGATGTTCTGGGCATCCTCGAGGACCTTTGTAGTAAGCCCTCCGGGGTACCAGGGTTCCGTGTCCTCTTGAGGGTTGATGAGGCCCAGGTCGAATAGGATACCCTCGTGTGCTGGTCCGTCGAGATGCTTGTAGATAGGTGCTCCGTTGGAGGATCTCTCGATATGTAGAACGTCTTTGCCGCAGACAATGAACTCACGCGTACCGTCGGAGCCCTTGACAGTGTGGTATCCTTGACGCAATGTTTTCGTCGCGGTGAGATCGGGTACGCCTTGTGCCATGTCCAAACACGCTTCTTTCAGGTAGTAGCGGACATTCTGATCAGCTCGTTTACGTCCTTGACCGTCAAGCTCTTCGGGGTCGTCCATGAAAGCCGGAAAGCCTACTTCGTTGCGTATAAACTGGAGGAGATTACCCGTTGTCGGTGCGAGTTCCTGAGCGATAGACTGTTCACTGTCCAGTTTGATTTTTCGGTATTCACGTGCTCGTTTAGCGTAGAGTAACAACCACCGATTACCGCTCTCCAACTTGGTGGCGAGGGTGGCGAAGTGGTCTTTCAAAGCGTCAGTGCACCGTAGGATGAACCCCGTTTCTGTGTCCTCGCTGGAGGCTATTTCACGTTTCAGGATGGGAACCGTGATCTCGTCATACGCGGAAGAGATCTCGTTAGCGTACTGCTCAATGTCGTGACGGTTTCGAAGACAGCTCCCAATCTGGGAAGCAATTTCCACCATCACGCGGTAGTCTTTATCGCTCAAGTTGTCGATGGCGCTCATAGCGCTCTCTGCGCACCATTGCCACGCAGGAACAAAGAATTTGCTCGGGTCTTTCCAAAGCGTGTCCTCAACTTTCTTGAGGCCATGCGTCAGTACAGCTTCGTCGAGGTCCCCACAGGGAATGAGTTCGTCCCAACCGGTGAAGACTTTGACACGTGTATCCCTGATGTGGGACATCCAGTGGTAGACAACGACATCACCCCCCGACGAACCTTTGTTCGGCGAGTCTCCGATCATGTAAGCGCCGGAGAATCCCGCTGCTTTGAAGATGGGTTCGATGTGAGCGGACCCGCCCTTCCCGCCAATCGAGAAGAGCGGAAAGTTGATGTTTCCGGTCTTCAAAGCTTGGGCCATGTACGACATGACGTCCATCTCACCTTCTGTGAGATACGCCCAGTCACTCATCGTCTTGGGGTCAAGGAGTGCCTGGTAAGGCCCCCACCCAAGTCCGAACATGCCGAGGAGATCTTCGTACTCATCCATCGGCATCGTGATGTCTTTAGGAGTGTTGTTGTTTGGTCCGCGTATCTTGAGGCGTGCAATTTCCGTAGGGGTTGCGTGGAGGGGCCACACGACCCCGCCTACGGTAAAAGGAACGCTGAAGGATTCGGACATGTAGTTGATGGAGTTGTCAGTAACATCTTCAGGAGGCGTAGGTCCCCTCTTAGGGTCGTTGTCCCACGCGGTTTTGAGTTTCTTGCAGTAGTCCTCCACCAAATTACCGAGCTCTATCAAGGGTGGCATGATCCCCACTGGAAGAGCATGCAGCATATCCGCAGGAACTTTTCTAGTGTTGATGAGCCAGTCGAGAGCCGGTTGTGCGAACTTGTGCGTTTTTCCAGAGGTGTCAGCTAGCGCGTCAATCAGCACTTCATTACATACGTGCATGATCGCTTGCTTGGTGTTCTGGTTGGTCTTTTGTGCTCGCAGCTCTTCAATGGCTTTACGAGGTAAAAAGTTCAGGTTGAAGCGCTCATTCAAGAACTGGACGGCGTCGGCATCTGTGCCGCCCATCAACATCGCGATGAGCTCTATCGGGTTGGAGGTGTAGAAGTCGCAACCAAAACACTTAGCGTAGCCCTTGGCCGTGAAGACGAAGAACGACGGCGAAGTGTCCGGATGCTTAGGGTGGGGGCACAGGGCCTTCAGCGTCGTGTCCCCCGCAAACTCTACGTTGGACCCGCGCTTGAAGTGGTTAAAGAACTCGTACCAGTCCCGAGGCGACACCGTTTCCCAGATCTTCCAGATCTGTTTGCGGGTAATGCCCCGTTTCTTACCCTTCGCTTTCCTTTCCGCAGGCATTGTCGGCGTCGCTCCCTTGGCCGAACTCAGGACATGTGGACTGGTGCTCACACCACGGGCACAGGGGTCCTGGTTTGGCAGTTTCGAGGTTTTCGGATGCGGCCTGTACGGAAGCGTTCAACCACTCAATCAGTTGCTCCTGATATGGCTGAATCTCCGTCAGGTTTCTGGGTTGCTTCGAAAGCTCGATCAGGTCTTCCTTCGCCCAATGGATTCCGACGCGTCCTTGGTTGATGCGTCCCAGGGTAGCCTTCACGAGTAAGAGGTAACAATCGAACTGTCGCTCGTAGTACTTCAGATTCCGCCGTTTCCCCGTTTTGTGATCGAGGACGATTACGTGTCCTTTATCTTTGGGGAAAAGTGCCAAGTCCACAACTCCTCGGAAGAAGACGTCTGAGGCGAAGAACTTGGTAGGCTTACCTTCCAAGGTGATGCCCATCTTCCGCTCAATCCAAGTGTCTTGGATGTTGTGGCGTTCTTGGTACCGGGTCAGTTTCTGGATGAAATTCTCAGCGGAGAATCGCATGTCTGCAACGCGGTCGAGCTCGTTGGTCGTTAGGTCGTAGGACTCTAACGCAGCATCCCTAGCCAGGTTCCACTCCCTACCGCTGATCATGAACTCCAGAATTTTATGTACCGCTTGTCCGACCAATGCGTCGGCGTTCGGACGCCCCTTCGCACGCTTTTCTATATAGGTGTAGTAGAAACGTAGCGGACATTGCGACGCTGACTCCGCTTTGGAGTATGACCAGGGACCGTGATCCAATACAAATTGCGACGGCTCGATTGTCATGACTAAAAAAAGTGAGGGGGCGTTGCACCCCCTCACTCCTCCCCCTAGGTTAGACGTTGTCTTCGAAGTCGTCGTATTCGCTAGCATCCTTGACGGCATCGCCACTCTGCGAAGTTGCGGCGTCTCCGCTGAGGGCCGCGGCGTCGTTATAGATGCGTCCCAGACCCGGGAGGATAAAGTCGTGTTCCGCCATTGCACACAGCGCAGCACAGAACTCCATCAACTCGGTAGGCATCGAATCCTCGGAAGGCTCTACTTTCATGACGTGCCACTTGATCGAAGCGCCGCCCTTGCCCTGCCGCTCACTCGCGGTGATCTCGTAGAAGCGCTGCCACGGCACGAGGTTCTTAGCGGCGAACTTAGAGAGTTGCCGTCCGGAAGCCTCCGACGTACGCGAAAACCGGACGATGATGATATCGTCCATAGCCTTAGGCAGCATGAACGCGACAACGTCGTCGTTACAGTTTGTCTTCTCACCATCACGCCATGGGCGCTCAGGACAGGTTTCGCAAGTTCCGTACTTGGAACCCACTTCCCGGTCCATCGACGTACAGACGGGACCGCTGCGAGGATCTTCGGGACCTGCCCACATGGTGCGTCCCTGCCACAGTGCGAGAACTGCACCCTCGAATTTCGCTCCGACATTCTGTTTGGTGGTCAAGTAGAAGTGCCCTACGCGGCAATTGTCGGGACGGTTAGGGTCGTTACCGGACCCTTGGTAGAGCCGGAGCTCTGTGAGTTGGGGTCGCGAATCCGCGAGGTAAAGTCCGGGACGGTTCGGATCCATCTTCTTCATCAAGGTGGTGATAGCGTCCTGATACTCTTCGGGAATCGTGTTGATTATGCTCACCAACTCGTTGAGAGTGGGGCGGCGAACGCGTTCGAGCTGAGTACGGAACTTGTCATAGAACCTCGGGTTCTTGACTTGCTGTACGAGATCCAAAAGGACGGGGGATTGGATCGTCTTCTCCAGCTCTGCGCTGTCTGCTTTGACGATGTCAGTCGGCTCTTGCTTGTCGCTCATCTCTTCTTTCTCCTGTTTGGGTTCTTCTTTTTTCTTGGCTTTACTCATGAGAGGTCCTCCTTGGCGGTCTATCCACGTTATTGGATCAGTATGGACAAGTCAACTTCTATTTGGCAGTATCTGATATAGGTATTTAAGCACGGGGAGTTAAGGATGGAATCGGCAAGCGCGTTTAACGATAGAACATTTAAAGCGTACTATGAAGACTTGGGAAAGCACCCGTTACTGCGTCCCAAAGAAGAGCGCGCGCTTCTTAAACGTTACAACACGTGCCCTCATTGCGACGAGCTGATCCCTCACAAAGTTCGCAGACCTTACTGCACTGAGTGTGGCGCCGACGCTCCCGTAGAGGGTGACGAAAACGCCACGGAATACCACTTAACTCTTTGTACCGCATGCGGGGACAAATTTGAAACTTACTATGCCCCGCCTTATTGCTTGAGGTGCGGTAGAGGGCGAGATCTCGATGCTCGTGAACGTATTGTAAACGGTAATTTGCGATTCGTTGTACGCATGGCGAAGTCCATTACTAAAGACCCGTACCGAATACAACAACTCACGTCAGCGGGAAACGTCGGGCTGCTCATTGCAATCGACAAGTTCGATATCACTCAGGGGACGCGCTTCTTGACCTACGCGGCACATTGGATCCGAAAAGAGATGTTTGATGAGATCCAAAGTAGCAGTATTGTGCACGTCCCCTCCCACAAACATAAGTCGCACCGCAGAGCGCAACGTACCACGTCGTTTATGTGCCGCCATTGCGACTATCGAGTAGATGGCGATATTACCCCTAGAAGCCTACCGCCATGCCCTTCAGGTGAGGCTCACGACTTCCTGCCAGTGGTTGACCAGGAAGCTCTCAACATCATGGTCCCTCTCGAGAACGCCCAGGGTCGTCCGATACCTCTTACGAGTGACTCCGATATGGAGGAAGAAGTCATTGACGCTACTGTCGCAAAGATGATTCGCGACGTGCTTTCCAAGATCCCAATGCGTGCGCGTGACAAGTTTATCTTACTCCAGTACTACAACATCCCTGAAAAAACGCGCCGAACTTCTTCGAAGAGTCTTCACCAACTTGCAGTACTCGCCGACCTGACTCCGGAACGTGTCCGGCAGATCAAGCAGCGACTACTGCAAGAGGTGAAGTTAGAGTTCCGAAGATTGTCAGTGAATGATTTGAGCGATCTCTGCGCGGAATAACGCTATTCCTTCAGACCGGAAGCCAGCTCCAGACCGTGGAGCACACCCTTCAAGAACTGCTTGGTCTTCTCTGACGTGGCGCGCGCCATGCGCTCGGAGTGACCGTTGAGGTAGGCAAGGAGCTCCGTCTTGTTCGAGGGGCGGATGTCAGCCTTACGGTCATCATAGGTCGGAACCTCGGCTTCTGGACGTCCGGGGCCCTTCTTGGGCTCTTCCGGCTTCTTCCCTGCGTCCTTCTTGCTGGAAGTGTCCTTCCCAGCGGCTTTGTCCTTGGCCTTCTGCGCCTCTTCCTTCTCCTTCTGGCGCTGCTTGTAACGGTCGAGATACGCTTTCGTCTTCTCGTCCGCTTCGGGGGCGCTGAGACCCTTGGTTACCATCTGTTCGAACAGGCGGAAGAAGAAAGTGGAATGTTCTTCCACATTGACGCGGCAGAGGATGCGCGCCTGGGACATCGAGATGACGTCCTTCGCGATAGCTTTCTGTACCGCACTGTCGAGGTCGAGGAGCGACAAGTGTTGCGAAACGAACCCCTCGGAGACGCCACCTGCCCGGGCGATCTTGCGGTTATTCATACCGCCTTCGATCAACTCAGAGAACGCGTTGGCGATCTCCATAGGGTTGTGACCTTCCCGGTTGATGTTTGCCACCAGGGACTTGGTGTAGGCTTCGGTCTCATCGCCCGCGGTGAACGTAACAAACGCATCTTTGATCTTCGCGTCTTGGAGCGCCATGTAACGCCGCCGCCCATCCACGAGGACATATTTCCCCTTCTTGGTGGGGTGAGGCTGCACGACCATGGCGACGATTTGCCCGATGGTCTTGAGCGACGTGGTCAATGACCCGAGGTTACCGGGCTTGTCCCGGTTCCACTTGTCCGGGAGCTCGATGTCAGTGAGCTTCACAACGAAGTTGTTCTCCGCTACCGGCTCTTCCTTCTTGACAGGGGCTTTCTTCTTCGGAGCTTTACGCTCAGTCTTCTCTGGTGCCTTGGCGTCAGTCACGTTTTTCTCCTTCTGGTTTTTTGACTCTTGGGTGTCGGCAGACACCGGGGTGTCTTTGTTCTCTTGTTTTTCGGTCATTGGCGGTCACTCCGTGGAGCTAGAGACTAATCGAACGCTAGCTCCTCGAGAAGGGCCTGCTTGCTGATGTTACGCAGGCTCAGTTCGTCGGGGGGTACGCCCTCCAGCACCTCACCAAGGGTGTGGAAGAGCTCTACTGATTGTGGAAAGAGGCTCTCGTCACTGTTGTACGCGACGAAGTAAAGGGCCCGAATGATCCTCAGCTTTTGGGCGACGGAGGTTCGGTCGACTCGAAGGGTCGACTTCCGCACTGCGGACAGACCAGCACGCCGGTTTCGCTTCTGTCTCGAAGTCGTTTTCCGCACTGAGGGCATTTGGACTCGATTTCGTTAGCGGTTTTTTGCTCGGGCTCCTGGTCTACTCCGTATTTCTCCATCATTCCTTACTCTTAGAAGGGCCCTTAGCCTGTCGGTAGATGTCATCTACCAGAGCCTGGACGCGCTTCAAGCAGCCGCTCTTGTTCCGCTTCTTGGTCTCATCAGGGCCGCACAGCTTGGTGAGCGCCTTGACATCGAAGCGGTACTCTCCGTTGTCGTCTTGCACACGGACGAGCGTGATGATTTCGGGGAGAGGGTCCTCGAGGTTATCGGCGAATTGCCGAAACTTCTCGATGATCTCATTGACAGAGGCTTCCTCCTCGATCTTGAGTTTCATCAACTCGGGGTCAGCGGGAACCTTAACGGACTTCCCACACCTGCTGCAGACTTCGTTCAGTTCCATGGCGGTCACTCCTTCTCATACCGTTTGAGAGCTGCACACGTACGGGGGCCTGGTATGCCGTCGACAGCCAGGGCGTCCGTACTCGGATACTTCATGTTATAGACGGTCTGGAATTTGCCGACAGCTTTCTTGGTCTGGGGACCGAACTTACCATCGACTTCCACACGGAATCCGTAAAGGTTAAGAGATTCTTGGACCTCAGAGATCGACATTACGTTTTCGTTGTCGTCGTCCAGGTCATCATCGTGAGTAGGAGTCTCGTCTCCATACTCAGGGCTGTGTCCTTCCATCTCCAGTTCGGCAGCTTCAGCTTCGGTGATCGTGCCGTCTTTGACTGCTAATTCAAATTTGGAGAGGAAGGAGTACTGCGAGATCGGGAATGCATCATGCGCAGCATCGTTGACGTCCTTGAAAGGCCACAGAGGTCCCATGTCCAGCTTGGTACTGCGCCATTCCTGGTGCTGACTGAAGCGTGAACGGTCCAATTTACCGGGTAAAGCTGCGAGGATAATGCGCTTGAGGAGAACATTGAACTTTATCTGGGACGCCGTAAACGGCTGGAGGATCTTAGCTCCGCGGAAATTGAAAGGGAGCCTCGTCGGAGGAAGTTCGGCTACGAGTTGTGCCGGGATTTCTTGCGTGTATCCCTTGGGCCAGTAGCAGTACTTACCCTTATGTTCCTTGATAGCGCCGCAGTTTACCATCTCGATGCTGATGGAGTCTCTGTTACGCTTCGGTTCATGCCACGCTCCGTGCATGAGCGGGATAATATAGAAAGGGTAGCCCTCGTAGCCGAGGACAAAATGCGTCGAAGCTCCGTTATACCGCATCTTCCCTTTCTTATTCGCATTCTTCTTGGAGCTGAACCAGCTGAGAGTCGACCACCGAGAGACCCCCGAGGTGTAGTGGTCGACCCACCACATATGCTCCAAGTCCTCTAGCTTATTTTTGGTCAGCTGTTTGGTAGGGTAGTGTTTAGCGAGCGCAGAGCTGTGCTCCTTGATTCGCCGGTGCGAATCAATGAAAAGCGCATCCAACCCCTCAATCGCTTCTTTCTGGTTGAGTACTTGGCGGTTAGCCTTCTCAAAGATCTCCTGTACTTTTGTCTGCGCAGCTCCTGCTTCGGCATCAACGAGTTTCCAAAACTCTTTGGGAGACAGTTCGGTGAAGTCGCGGAGTTTCAGTTCCTCAGTCATTGGGGTCCTCGACATCTTTCGTAGTAGCCGCAGAAGCGCGGAGTACAGGCCCAGGTCGTCGGGTCACAACGCGGGAAGATGCCTTTCTTGATGAGGTCCACACATTCTTCCAGGTCTTCTTCGAAGTTCTTAGCATCCCGCGGTGTCCTTAACGATCTTTCCTGAACGTAACGAGTGCCGCTCTTCTGGTCAAGCAGAAAGTCGATGCGAACACGTGGAATCCCCTTAACGTGCGCATAAAGAGTCAGCTGGGTGTCATGTCTCAACTTAGCCGCCTGCCATTTACGACCCGTGAACTTCAAGTCCGTGACGACTTCCGTGACTAGCGGACCTTCCCCTTTGGCCAGGGTATCATTTTCGCGATCCAACATCACCTCGTCAATGAGGTCGATAAAGCCGACGATGGGTACTGTCCCGACTTTAACCGCAAACGGCTCCTCCACCGCTTTGGGGCGTACCAGGGGTATCGACTGTTTATGGTAGACTCGGAAGTGGTGAAGCGTCAGTTCTTTGACCTTTCCTGGCTTCGCGTCTCCCCAGTCTTCGATGTACTCCTTCACAGAATCGAACTTGTCCGACACTATAGCCTCTGCGTGCTCTAGTGATAGGGGCCTACCGTTTTCGATAGTGGCGCGGTGTGTGGCCTCTGCTCCGGCATGGATGACCGTCCCCTGTGTCATGGCGATACCCGGCGGTTGGCGCATACCGAGTACGTAGCGGTATTCGAACTGCCGGGGGCACCTCCGATACATTGAGAACTGGGAGTGTGAGAAGTATTCCTTATTAGGGAGTCCGGAATCTCCGAATCCCGCGGGAACCTCCACGATCTTTCCATGTATATTGAGTTCGGGCATTTACAATTTCTCCTTGCCGTGTTCGGTTGGGGGCGGCACTTCAGTGCGTTCGTTGGCTCCCAGCGCTCGGGGAGAGTTTTCAGAATTCCCCGTTTGTGGAGGAGCCGCTGCCAGGCCCGCGCTCTCCCGTTTCAAGTCGTCCATGGACATGAGGGGTGAGGCGTCCGCGCTTGGCGGGGGCTCGGAGTCTTCAGAGGCATCTGGAGGTTGCGACGGTGCTTCGTCAGGTTTACCTCGTAAAACTGGTTTCTTTTTGTAGAGGTATTTTTCCGCATTTACGATAGTCACACTCAGGGGGTCCTGCTCGACCATCAAATCGTCAGGAGGGATCTTTACTCCCAGGGCTTCTCCTATCATTCTTTTAACGTCGTGTTCTCGTAGTACGATGTCCATTACGCTTCCTCCGTGTCCTCTCCTAGGTGGATTACACCTACCCGGGTGATCTTCTTTTTAACCTCGCGCCCTAAGATGCAGCCGTCCGTCCACGGATCTACTTTGTCCTTGGCACAGGTGGGGTACTGCGCGCACACCATACAGTTGATGTGTTTCGTAAGAGAAGAAGAGATATCTTGCTTCGACTTCAGTGCGGCTATTTGCTGAGCCTCTACGGTTTTCTTCCCGCACAAATGATAGATAACAGTCTTCTTCGTCTGTCCGATTCGAAAATTTCGATTACGCGATTGCAACCAGTCTTCTAGCGACCAACTTCGGGAATAGTAAACCGTGTACTTGGCAGCAGTAAGCGTAACTGCGATACCTGTTTTGATCTGACCCAAAAAGACTCGACAGTTCGCGTCGTTCTGAAAGACCTCCTCCATCTCGGACATCTTGTTGGAGTTGCTCCCATCGACGCGTACGTACCCCAACTGCTTTTTGGAGATAAGCTCTTCGAGGTCATCCAATTCCGCTTCGAAATTGGCCCATATGATGACCTTAGTCACCTTATTATCCAAGAGATCGTCGAGGAATTCGCTTATGCGCTCTAGCTTAGGATTCTTCGAGTATCGGAGTGTCTCCCTCTCAGGTGCCTCTGCTACTTGGGTGCAGCGGGGGGACCCGGGATGTATTCCGTTAACGACACACCTACGCAGGTCCGAACACTCGTCACACGGACTCTCAGTAGCCTTCGGGGAGTAGACGAAGCCGCTACATATTTGCAAAAGCTTATTAAGGCGAATGGCACCGTTCTGAAGTTCGAGGGGCTCGGCGTTCGGGCGGTCAATGAGCATGTTTTCGATGGCTCCGTTGTAGTCTCGGAGCTGTTCACGGGTGAGGTCAAAATAAAGCGTTTCAGTTGTGCGCTCAGGGAGGTCCACACACTCCTCTAGTTCACGCCTGTCGGAAATTCCCGTAACCACTTTGTTCAATGAGTCTAATTTCTTATACCCCACAACTACGTGTTTATTCCATTGGGAGTAGACTACGTACTTGTCACAGAACGCCCGATAGTCCTCTGAGAGAGCGTACGGGGCTAGGAACTTGAGCTGTGGGTAGAGATCCCGAGGATCTCCCAAGCTCAGGGTTCCGCTAAGTAAGTATCGGCGTGGAAATTTAGAAGCTAACCGCATACACACCTTCGTACGCTGGCTACGGATGTGTTTAATACGGTGAGACTCGTCTGCTACGACGGTGGTGCACGGTAGTTGAGTTATCCACTGTAGCGTGCCTTTGGCCAACTCTCGAGATTCCTGTCCGATCTCGCGAACAGAGCGCCCTCTGATCCACTCCTCTGCGAATCTGAGTTGCGTTGCAGGATCGTTGATGTTCATCAGGGCACGTTTTAACGCCTCCGTTATTGAATAGTATCCTCGGGAGTCCATGACAGCCTTGACGACTTTTGGGGATACAGAAGGGACTCCGTGTAAACGTGCCGTATCGTACGTGGTGATAAAAACGTCAGCGTCCTCAGCATCGTTGAGAAGCTGCAATTTTTTGCCCCGTGTACCAAGCATTGCTAGAGGTTTTAGGGCCCCTCCACTGTGTTTCTTGACCTCTTTAGCCCAGTTCTTGGCCGCTACTAGAGGGCATAAGACCAGGACCTTTTCCCCGAGGAGGTACGTCATGTCGATGATGGGCTTTGTCTTCCCTGTCCCCATCTCCCACTGCAGAATGTAGCGATAATTGTGAAGGAGTTTCCCTAGGCCGATGTTCTGATGTTCGTAGTTTCCAAAGGGCCCCGGGAGTTTTGTGTTACTTGCAAAGTCTACCCACTCCTCCTCTTTTTTTAGCGTTGAGAGCCACGTGTCCGCTTGTGGGCTAAAGGTTAATGACGCGTAGACTTTACCGAGGTCGTGTAGTACTCTCTCGACAAATGGAGGGAATGCCGGAAAACGCCAGTGTGTCTTGCCTCGATCCATGGAGGCACCGAATACGCGACTTCCACTTGATGTGGGGTCATTTACGGTGAGTACAGGGGTCTCGTTAATAGCCGTTAGTCCGACTTCCATAGTGTTTACTCCGGTTTTGAGCTATGATTCGATAGCTGGATCGAAGTAGGAGAGCACGTCATGACGAATGATTTCAACGTATCTGACCCCTACATGCTCAGTGGGACGCGAGATACCGCCCCCCACACCAATCCTTACCACACCTATAGCCAGGTTTACAGTCCGCGAAGGCTCAAAGAACTCTTTAAGTGGTGCGAGTACTTGTTTTTTAACTCGGCTCACATCTACTCGGCGTTGCGGAAGTTTGGTGAGTATCCCATCACAGAACTCCTTTACGACACCGAGAATGAGGCGCTCAAACTTCGACACAAAAATTTGTTAGAGAAGGTTCTTCACGTCCGGGAGATACTCATTCAGATGACCCTGGATAAGTACGTGTACGGAAATGCCTTTCTCTCCATGTACCAACCCTTCATCCGGTATCTTAAGTGTCCTAAGTGCAAGACACTCACCAACATCCAGAACTTGGACTATAAATACAGCTACTCGTCACTGCGGTTCACTTATAGGTGTCCCGCATGTGACAACGAGGTTATCGCCACCGAGAGAGAGATCGAGGACCGCAAACTCGCGGTAAGTCGGAGAATCAATTTTATTCGATGGGACCCCAAGCACATGGACGTGGACTTCAACCCCCTGACAGGGGCGTCGGTGTACTACCACACCATTCCACGTTCGATGGTGGATAGCGTACAGAAGGGCCACAAGTTCGTTATCGACAGTATGCCCGTAGGGTTCTTGAAGGCGATCCAGAAGAAGAAGCAGTTCAAGTTTGCTCCAGGATACATCTTCCACATGAAAGTGGGGGGACCTGCCGGGATCAACCCGCAATGGGGCCTTCCACCGCTGCTCTCGACACTGCAGTTGTTCCACTACGCAGCAATTTTGCGTAAAGCTAATGAGGCTATCGCTCTTGACCACCTGACACCCTTCCGGATTGTGCATCCCGCACAGTCAAGTGGGAACGCGGACCCTGTCACGACCATTAGCCTCGAAGAGTGGAAGACCAAACTGAAAGATCACTTCAAGCAGTGGCGCGTAGACCCCCTCCATATGATGTTCGCGCCTATCCCAATTGGGATGACGCAAATCGGGGGACAGGGACGCGCGCTTCTGACGTTAGGTGAGGTACAAGAAGCAGAGAAGAACATCGTTGCCGCTCTCGGGATCCCCATTGAGTTCCTGTATGGTGGCCTCACCAAGAGCGGGATGGAAGCTACGCTGCGACTTATCGAAAATCAGCTAGAGACACACGTTAATGACCTTAATGATTGTCTCCAGTGGATTGACGACAGTTGTGCGAAGTTCCTGGGGTTCGAAAAGATCCCCGTGGAACTTGCACCGTTCCGGATGATCGATGATCAGTACCAGAAGCAAATCACGATGCAGCTTTACCAGTCGGGTATCCAGATGGGTCGAAAGATCATTTCGGACAAGACCATGGCGGAGCAGAACAGTATCGATTTGGACCAGGAAGAGGACCGTATCCGACAGGAAGAGCTGGACAACGTTCGTAGGGAGACTGAACTCCAACTTGAAATCCGAAAGCTCCAGAACAATATGGCGCAACAAGCACAGATGGAGGCGCAACAAGCGCAGTCTGGTGGGATGGGTTACGACCAGCAGCAACTCATCGGTCAGGCGGATATGTTGGTGCAAGAGTGGATGAGCATGGATGACGGGGGACGTAAGAGCGCCATGGATTCTCTCATGAAAGAGGACTTTGTCTTGTACTCTGTCGCGATTCAGAGGTGGGAACAGATGACTCGCGGTAAGGGCCAGGAGGCTCAAGGGGGGATGCTGTAATGGCGCAACAACCTGGACAACCAGATTCGTTTGTAGATCTCTTGTCAAGTGCCCGAGGAGAAGTACCTCGGATGTCTGCCGAAGTGGAGCTCCCCACTCTATTCGGACCTCCCAAAGACAACATCCCTCTCGTAGCAAAAGAGATCGATAAGCTGCAACCCGCCCGTCAAGTGCGCATGGTGAGCTATTTGCGCACATTCGTGGTTTGGAGGCCCTGGAGTAAGTGTGATCGTTGCAAGGCCATGATTGCCAAGGATGAAGTGGAGCTCCCCGACGTCGGAGACTACACGTGTCCTCACGTGCAGGTAGTCGACTACAAAGAAGTCAAGGATAAGCTCCTGTCAGGTAAGGGTGTGAAGGAGTTCGAAGAGCACTTTCAACTCCATGACGGTACTCGTTGTGTAGAACTCGCGTGGCTCGAGACCGACCCTGTGTTCCTGGAAGAGGAAAAACGCAAGGCGGAAGAAGCCGCGGAAAAATCTGTCTATCCTCCCAACCCTGAAGCAGCTTTCGCCAAAAAAGAGACGCCACCCTCGGAAGAGTGACGTCTCACGTCTGTGGAGACGGTTCGGGTTGATCGTGTCGAACTACTTCTTGAGAGCCTTGAAGAACTCCCAGAGAAGTTCGATGATCACCCCGAGCTGCTCACCTGGTACATGTGGGACTTCATTGTCACCTCCTTGGAAAGAATCCTCTTGTCGTCCACATATTCTTTTACCAAAATGGGATTCGGGATTCTGAGAACGTGTTCTATACTTAGAAAACGTTGGAGGACGTATGCCTAATCTGACTCCCCTAATGGTCGGGCCTGATCAGCGCCGAGAACTCATCCGCCAGAAGGTTGTTGAGGGGCTGAAGGAGTCCTTTCCGATACTTTCTCGGAACAAGACTATCGAAGTTGATGATGTTGAGGTGGTCGGGAAAGACTACAGCCCCTCTGAACAGAAGAAAGCGATCCTCACGGGCGACTCCTTGTTCGAGTCCGTGAAGGGTACAGTGCGGATGAAGGACAAGGACGGAAAAACCATTGACGAGATGAAGAACTTCACCCTCGTCAGAGTGCCATATTTCACCCCACGGCACACATTCATCATCGGAGGCAACGAGCATTCGGTGTCGAACATGGTTCGCCGTAAGCCGGGAGTGTACTCGCGTAAACGGGCTAACGGTATTCTCGAAGCAGGATTCAACACGTTGGGCGGTGCGAACTTCCGTATCAGTATGGACCCTGCGAAGGGGCAGCCTCAACTCGAGTACAGTTCGACTAAGATCCCGCTCTATCCTATTCTCAGGAAGTCGGGCGTTTCTCACGATGAGATTTCTAAATCTTGGGGTCCGAAGCTTGCCGACGCTAACGCGAAAGTATTGGAGCCAAAGGCCGACAAGTATGTCGACAAACTGTACAAGAAAGAGGTCCCCACTTACGCGCAGAAGTCGGAACAGGATTCCGTGACTAAGATGCGTGAGGTTCTGGAGCGTTATCGAAACGCTAAAATGGACCCTAACGTTAATCGACAGACCATTGGTAAACCGCACGACCATGTGTCGCCTCAAAGCCTCTTGGATGCCTCGACTAAGGTCCTCAAGATCTTTAATAACCAGGCTGAGGTCGACGACCAAGATAACCTAGGGTTCAAGACCATCATGTCCGTGGACGACTTCTTCAAAGAAAGGATCAAGCTCCACGCCAGAGAGGTGGCGAAGAAGGCATCTATTAAGATGGAAGCGACGCCCAACTTGAAGAAGGCGATCCCTTCCGGGCCCTTTACGAAAGACCTCCTCAAGTTCCTATCGACGACTACGCTGTCTTCGATTCCGGACCAGACTAACCCAGTAGACCTCATCGACTCTGCGATGCGGGTCACTTCTTTGGGTGAGGGTGGCATTTCTACGGAGCGGGCTATTCCTATTGAGGCACGCCAGACACACGTGACCCAGATGGGGGCCCTTGACCCTATCCGTACTCCGGAGTCCATGCGCGCTGGAATCGACATTCGTGCCGCAGTGACCGCGCAGAAGGACGAGAATGGCGATATCTACGTCCCAGTTTACGACGTAAAGTCCAAGCGAGAAAAGTACGTCAAAGCGGGGGACCTTCAAGAATCAGTGTTGGCGTTTCCGAATCAGGAAATTCGGGGCACTGTGGACGCGGTAGACCGCGGTGTTGTTCGCCGTGTTCCTGCTCGGAAGGTGAACTACCAGGTCCCGCATCAATCCCGCATGTACAGTCCGACGACAAATCTCATCCCATTCTTGGAGTCCGCACAGGGTAACCGTGCGGTGATGGGATCCAAGATGCAGGTTCAAGCACTGTCGCTCGTCGACCGCGAGGAACCATTTGTACAAGTGGCTACTCCCTCAGGTAAGTCGTTTGAGAACATGATCGGTAAGATCATCAACCCTTACGCACCCGTTAGCGGAGTTGTTAAGAAGGTGGATGATGATTTCATCTACATCCGCCCTCATGAAAAAACAGCCGCTCGAGGTCCGGCTCTCGTGAAGGTTCCGTACGATAAAAATTTCCCGCTAGCGGCCAAGACTTATTTGAACCATGACCTTTCGGTTAAGCCTGGAGACGAAGTCAAAGCGGGGCAGCGATTAGGGGACTCCAACTTCACACGCAACGGCACCCTGGCGCTTGGTAAGAACATGAGCGTAGCGTTCATGCCCTACTACGGGGCAAACTCCAATGACGCAGTAGTCGTAAGTGAAGCCGCGGCGAAGAAACTTACGTCTGAGCGCATGTACAAGATTGTCATCCCTAAAGATCCCGATCTGACATTCAGCGCGAACAAGCACAAGTCCTACTACGGACACAACTACACCAAAGACCAGTACAAGCCTATAGACACAGACGGTGTAGTCGCTCCGGGGACTAAACTGCTCCCCGGGGATCCTGTAGTCGTAGGCGTACGCAAGACGGAGCTCTCCCCTGATGACCTCATTCTCGGGAAGCTTCACAAGTCATTGGCCCATCCTCACCGTGAGTTCACACAGGGATGGGACCACGATCACGAGGGTGAGGTTATTGACGTAGTGAAGACCCCGAAGCGCGTCACCCTCACCGTGAAGACTCGAGAGCCTGCGGGGATCGGGGACAAAATTGCGGGTCGCTACGGCAACAAAGGTGTCATTTCAGAGATCGTTCCTGATGGCCAAATGATTCAGGACGAGGCAGGCAAACCCGTCGATGTTCTTATGACGTCGGCAGGGGTGGTGTCGCGTATCAACCCAAGTCAGATCATCGAGACCGCTGTAGGTAAAGTGGTAGAGAAGACCGGTAAGCCTATCGTAGTGGACAACTTCACAAACGAAGACAACGTAAAGTGGGCAAAAGATTTACTACGTAAACACGGAGTCAAAGACAAGGAAACGGTCTATGACCCACGTTCGGGGAAGAAGATTCCGAAGGTCTTCGTAGGGCGCCAGTATCTCTATAAGTTATTCAAGACTACTGATAACAACTACAGCGCACGTAGCACGGGCACCTACGACATGAACTTGCAGCCTACTAAGGGCGGCGTTCAAGGTGCGAAGGCCATCGGCAAGATGGAGTTCGACGCTCTTCTCGGACACAACGCCCGCAACATCCTCCGGGAAGTTGCGACGGTGAAGAGTCAGAAGAATGACGAGTTTTGGCGCGGTGTACAGCTGGGCATGACTCCTCCAGAACCGAAATCGACTTTCGCGTATGACAAGTTCGTCGGGATGCTCACCGGAGCTGGTGTGCGTGTCCGCCGCGACGGTAGTAGGGTAGCTCTTGGACCTCTTACTGATGACGACGTCAAGGAGATGTCTTCGGGAGAGGTGAAGGACGCTAAGATCGTTCGTGCGAAAGACCTACGTCCCGAAGCGGGGGGCCTGTTCGACCCGGGAGTAACTGGCGGTCTTCGAGGGACGCGATGGTCACATATTGACTTGGCTGAGCCCATTGTAAATCCTGTATTCAAAGAGCCAGTTCGCCGCCTTCTCGGTATGACGAACGCGCAACTCTCCCAGACGCTGCAGGAGAAGGGCGGAGCGCACATCAAGCGTGAGTTGGGCAGGCTCGATCTTGACCAGAAAGAGAAAGACATACGCAAACAGATGAAGGGGCGTAAGGCTGATCAGCTTGACAACGAGGTTAAGCAGCTCAAGTACATCAACGCTCTTCGTAACGTGGGTCTCACACCTGATAAAGCGTACGTTGTTAGTAAAGTTCCGGTACTACCTCCGGTGATGCGCCCGATCATGCCCGGTAAGGGTGGAACGCAGATCATCTACGGGGATACTAACCCTCTCTACCAAGACCTCATCTACATCAACAACCAGATGAAAGAGGTTAAGAACCCCAAGACGCCCACCCCTCCCGGCGAGGAAAAGAAATTGCGCCCAGCCTTACAGCAAGCAGTAGGCGCGGTGTACGGGACTGACGAACCCGCTACGGCGAAGTCCAAAGCACGTAACCACAAGGGTTTCTTGACGTACATCTCCGGTGTTGGAGGTCCCAAGCATGGTTTCTTCCACTCGAAGCTTATGTCCCGAACTCAAGACGTGGCTGGCCGCGGGACTATCGTTCCAGATAGCACCCTTGGAGTAGACGAAGTTGGAGTTCCCAAGGACATGCTTTGGGGGATGTACGACAAGTTTCTCATTCGCCGACTTGTCCAACAGGGTTTCCCAGCTGTTCAGGCTAAGCAGATGGTAGAGAAGCGCCACCCCGCCGCGGAAGAAGCACTTCGACGAGAAGTCCAGGAGCGTCCTGTCCTCATGAATCGTGCTCCAACGTTGCATCGTTACAATGTTGTTGCCGCTAAGCCGGTACCTGTCCCTGGGCGCATCCTCCGAGTTAACCCGTTCGTGGAAGAAGGTATGAACGCCGACTACGATGGGGACACAATGATGCTCCATGTTCCTGTAGGTCCTAAAGCGGTCGAGGACGCGAAGAATATCACCCTCTCGAATCTTCTTTTTGGGGACAAGTCCAAAAGTGACCTACTGGTGTTTCCGCAGCATGAGGCGATCATGGGTATCCACCACGCGTCTCGTGTGGATGACAAGAATAAGACGCCCAAGAAGTTCAAGACTAAGGCTGACGCCATGGCTGCGTATAAGCGTGGTGAGATTGGTCTTGGGACGCGTGTGAGTATCGGTTAATGCCCTACTCCTCACCAGCTCAACGCGCCGCAGTCTGGGCTAACCGGAAGTACCAGGATGTAGAGAACCTGGACGCGGTCGTGATCGATAGTCCTTCTACTGGCATCAAGATGACCAAGAAGGATGTGCTGGATTACTATTCTACTCCCGAGGTACGTCGCCGCCTTTTCCGTGAGCTTAAGGACAAGGATCTGCTTACGGTTATGAACCGGGAGCCGAATACTCCTATTGTTCGACGTTACCGTAAGAAGGATGAACCTATCCGAATCCCTACAGGGAAGGACATCGACTGGTACACATCGAGACGTTACACGGAGTTCCACCCAACCATCGGGAAGACTACGAACCAGGTGTGGGTGGACATCGATGCGGGCAAGGACGTGGGGATCGAAGAGCTGAAGCCTGCGGTCCGCGCGGTTCAACGTGAAGTCCAGAAGATCCCCGGAGTCAATAAGACTGATGTCTCTTTCTCTGGCGGTACGGGGTTTTATGTTCGGGGTCAGCTGGATGCTGAACGCGACACCAACAAGCTCGAACGCACGGTCAAGCGCATCATGTCGAGGTTGGCTCGCCGTAAGAATCCTTACACGGTAACGCCTCCGGAAAAAGACCAAATCCGTCTGGACGTTTCCACTTTCCACGACCAGGGGTCTATCCGAGCGCCCTACTCATTGAATAGTGAGACGGGCCTGGTCTCCGTACCTGTAAGGGATAATGAGCTTAAGAGATTCGACCCGGCAACCCATGCCAACCCTCTTGAAGTCGTCACACGTCTCCGCACTAAGAAGAAGCCTAAGGAGTTCGCTCCGGGGATTCCCGCGGGGAAACCCGTAGAAAAAATTCCTACATTCCGGCAACCCAAGTCTTGGATGTTAGCTGTACAGGAACACAAGGCTGAGCGTGCAGGTAAGCACTACGATCTCCGTCTCGTCGATCCCTGGACAGGGCACGCCCATTCTTGGGCTCTCCCGAAGGCGAAATTACCATCTACTCGAGAGAACGTGTTGGCGATTCAAACCCCTACCCATACAGCCGACTACGCTCTAGGGTTCGGAGCATCAGGTCCGCAACCCATCATGAAAGGCTATGGGAAGGGATCTGTTGAGATTAAGCATAAGGAACCGGTTCAGGTTACCGCCGCCTCTCCGGATAAGGTAAAATTCAAGAGACGTGTAGGTGGTACTGAGGAGGACTACGTGTTATTCCGAACCAAGGAAGATGCGTGGTTATTGAGGAATGTGACGGATATGAGAAAGACAGCCCTACAAAAAATGTCGGCTTTCTGGGAAGGGTTTGACCGTGTGCTCCAGAAGTTGGGGGCTACGCGGGAGATCCGGTCACGCTTAAAACAAAAACGTCTCAGTACAAGTGAGGCTCAACAACCTATGGAGAACGCGGATGAGGGGATGCCCGCATCGGAGTTGGCGGGTCTCCTCAACACCTTGAGAGTTCCAGAGCGACAGGGTGGTAACAAGGCGGATGACCGGGTAGAGGACCGGCTTAACCGTCCGACTTCTTGGGGTCCCAAGGAGGAGATTTCGCACGAGACGGCCACAGGACCCTCGCCTATTGGGTTGGGATTTTAGATGTCGACGCAAACACTAGGACAGCTTCTGCTAAATCAGCATATTCCCGAGCAATATCGGCTGTCAGGAGAGTCGGGGAAGGGTGAGCTCAAAAAGAAGATGAATGAGCTCGCGCATAAAGATCCCGTAGCTTACGTCAAAACGATCACTGACCTCAAGCGGGAAGGTGACGCGTTAGCTACGATGGAGGGCCTTTCTATTGGACTAGACGACATCGCTCCTGACTATAGGAATCGCAATAAAGTCCTGAAACCTTACGTCACAGCTTTTGACAAAGCTACTACGGATAAACAACGCAGCAGGATCGCAGAAGATGCCCAGGAGAAGATGGTGGGAATTTCGACCTCACACCCTGGGACGATGACTCAGCAAGTTCGGAGCGGGGCACGAGGAAAGCCTGTGCAGTTTTCGAAGATCGTGGGCTCCCCTGCTGCGGCCCGTGACCCTTACGGTTTTACTGAACCTTGGCTAATTCGAAAGTCTTACAGTGAGGGGCTCAAACCTTCGGACTATTGGGTCGCAGGTAACGAGGCCATTCTAGACACTATCAAGAGTACCGTCTCTGTTTCGGAGCCTGGCGAGTTGACCAAGATACTAATGGCCAACATGGCGGATGCTCTGGTAACGGAAGTGGACTGCGGAACGCACAACGGCATTACGATGGAGGTTACCGACCCGAACATCGTAGATCGTTATCTGGCACGGGATACTGGAAAGTTCCGCAGGAACTCTTTAGTTACTTCCGATATTCAGACGAAGCTTCGAAAGAGTGGGACTTCCAGGGTGTTGGTGCGCTCCCCTATGACTTGTGAGGCAGATGATGGTGTCTGTCAAAAGTGCCAGGGGCTGAACGAAAAGGGAAACGTACACGAATTAGGGGTTAATGTAGGAGTACGTTCCGCTTCTGCAATGGGGGAACCGCTCAGTCAGTTCGCTTTAGATGCCAAGCACGGAGTTCGCACAGCCAAAGGTGACCGAATGCGCCTGCAGGGTGTTGCGGGATTCCGACAGATCATCGAGTCTCCCAAGCAGTTCATGAATAAAGCTACGCTAGCGGACATTGACGGTAAGGTATCAAAAATAGAGAAAGCGCCCCAGGGAGGCTCCTACGTACACATAGGTAACACACAACACTTCGTAGCTCCTAATTTGGGAGTAGTCGTGAAGAAGGGTGACGCCGTGGAAAGGGGCGACCGCCTTAGCGAAGGTATCCCTAAGCCAGATGAAATCGTGCGCCACAAGGGGCTGGCCGCAGGGAGGCTTTACCTCGTAAATACCCTGCGAGATTTGTATGAGAACCAGGGGAAGACTCTGGATCAACGACATTTTGAGTTGCTTGCAAAGAACGAACTGAACCATGTTCGCGTTCTCGATGACCCGACTAATAAGTTCATCAAGGGGGACGTGGTTTCGTATAACAAGTTGCGCTCTTCTTTGGCTTCGGGAACTAAGGAGGTCCCCGTCAACGAGACTCTCGGACAAACTTTAGGAAAGCCCTACTTTCACTTCTCTGTAGGGCAGAGAGTCACCCCCTCTGTATTACATTACCTTAAGAAGGAGGGGTTAAAGACCATTGCGATTGCCCCGCGTGCTCCAGAGGTAGAGTTCATCATGAAACCTGCTTCGCGTGCCCCGCTACTCCATCCGGATTGGCTTGCGCGCCTCGGTCATCGTAACTTGAAAAGCACACTCCAAGAAGCGGCACATTTTGGGGATATTTCGAATCTGCACGGAACACACCCTGTTCCTGCGTACGCATATGGCGTAGACTTTGGTCGAGGAGAGAAGGGGCGGTACTGATGACTCCCTACGATCTTGGTAAGTACGCCGTGTATTCCGAGATGGGCCTTACTAAAGAGGCGGCTATGCCGAGGGCTCTTTCCCGATTAGGGAAGTACCTCGCTAAGAAGCTCCCCACCCGAGAGGGTGTGAAGCGATTCATGATCGGTCGACCTCGTCGTTTCGCTCATGAGTGGCGGATGAAGCAATCGCTCAAACCGGGCAGCGTATTCCGGGAGGGATTCGAGGCACCGGGGGCGTTCAACAAAGCGTTACTGTATGGATTCCCCGCAATAGAGGCTGCCAACATCGTACGAGGAGATCCTGGTGAGCGTGCGGAACGTATCGGAGGGTTGCTAGGGGGAACTGCCCTAGGATTAGCCGCTTGGGGACCCACTGGAATGCTTGGCTCGATGGTTGCGGGAACTTTAGGGGAACGTTTGGGGCGCGGGTTAGGCCGCACAGCCAAGTACGTCACACGCGTTTCACCCCGAGCGGATGAACAGTTGCGCAATTTGCCTCTTGGATATAACAACGAATCGCCATATACTTGGCGTTGATTACTGGAGGAGACGGATGGACTCTACCGCTACCCTTTTGAAAGTTGCTTACGCTGAAGGCGTAAAGCGTGCGCTTCTGGAACATGGAGTGGACGAAGCAACGGCAGTGCAACAGAGTGCTGCGTACACAGAAGAGAAACTCGCCACGGTTGAGGACATTACCTCCCTACTCCAACAAGGGACCCAGAAGTAGGCGGCCAGTAGGCCCTAACCGACTAGGAGAGAAATATCATGGGACTGTTCAAACGCGCACACGTCAGGGGCATCAACCATGAGCTCGTGCGTCAGGGCTTGATCAGCTGGCCTACCGAGAAGATCGCGGAAGAAGCTGCTGATGCCGTGGCGGATGAGCTCCCCGAAGAGGAGATGCCGGAGATCAGCGGTGAAGAAGGTCTCTCGGCTGAGGAGGCCGCGGGTGTCATCGACAAGCTCGTTGATGTCGCCGAAGAGATTGCCGAGAAGACTAGCCACTACAAGGATGAAGAGTTTCCGAAGCTCGCCGCTTCGGTGGACTACGAGACCGCAGCTACCGTTCACGCTACTGCCCTGATGCACAAGGCAGCGGAAGAAGGTGCGGGTACGGACGTGACCGGTGATGGCCGCTTTCAAGAAGACATGATGGAAGGAGGCATGGGCCCCCTCGATGCCAAGAAGGATCCGTCGTCTGAGAAGGTCGGTCCGCAGGGTACCACCACTCTAGACACCTCCCCCGGTGAAGTCGGCGCTCAAGAGCCGCAGAACCCGCCTCCAGGTGCTAGCGCGGCTACCCCCAGCGAGGTTGCGAAGCTCTCAGCTCAGGTCGATGAGCTGCTGCGTCTCCAGAAAAAGTCGAGCACTGATCCGGGTTCGGGAGACACTGGCGCTCCTGGGCACACGGAGCCCCCGGACAACCAGGCGATGTCCGGTGTCGCCCCTGCCCAAGGCAAAACTACGCAGCCCAAGGGTCCCCTGATGGGTGAGCAGAAGCCGCAACCACGTACGGATTCTGTCCCTACTAGCGGCGAAGTCTCGAAGCTCTCGTCTCTTCTTCAAGAAGCCATCTCTAAGCTCGGAGGGGAACTGCCTCCCGAGCTGAAGGAGAAGATGGAAGAGAAGAAGGAAGAGAAGAGCGACGACGACGATGGGGAAGAGAAGAAGGATGACGAGAAGGGCGAAGATGAGAAGAAGGCGGAACTCGCCAACGCTCTCCAGACCCTGACTGAGTACGTCTCTTCCGCGCAGTAACCCCTTTCCTCCTTACAATTTCAACAGTATAATTCTTCACGACGACCCTCACTAAGGGAGGAATACGTATGCCTATGTCGATGTCCCCGCAAGTTCAAAAGGGAATGCAAGGACCGCCTCCGGCTGAACAAGCCGAACAGTCGTTCAAGGAACGGTTCTCGCAAATGGCTTACAGCGTTCTCTTTGCTAAGTTCCCGGAACTTGCGCAGAGTGTTGTGACGTTCAAGATCTTGGAGGTGGATGCGGAAGCAGGAAACGGAGTGGGGGCATTTGTCGTGCTCCACAACCAGCTCCCCATCTACATTCCGGTGGTGCTTGTGGATGGACAGCTCAAACCCGTAGAGATGTTCTACTACAAGAAGCTGAATATCTTCCTCCCGCTCGACAACGCGTGGCTCGAGGAAATTACCAAGATGTCTCTTGACGAGATGGGAGGTGCCGAAAACGCGCCGCAGACAGTTCCGCGAGATGTCAGCGTGCGTAACCTCGTGCTTCCACCCTACACTACCGGGCGCTACGGTTACGCTAGTGCTGAAGACGTTCCTGCGGAGGTTGTGGACAGCGGAGTTGCGGCAATGGTGAAAGCCGCACAAGATCATACTCTTGAGATTCACCCGCAGTTTCTCAACATGTTGAGTTCCGGTAACCAGCTACTGCTGGACAGCGTAAAGGTTGCTTTTGAGAAGCACCCGCCCCTCCTCCAGAAGATCGCTAAAGTTTACGGGGTAAAGCCTCTCAAAGAAGCGATGGTCTCGGGATACACTAAGGTTGCGGAGAGCGTGAAAGTCGCAAGTGCTCCCTCGCGTGTGCGCGTGGTCACGAAAAGTGCGTCCCCCCAGGAGATCAGGGAAATTTTTGGTGACCGCGCTAAAGAGGCCTTCGCTACGATCATGAAGCAGGGCTATGACGTGGCGGATAACCGGGAAGGCAACACCCTCAACCGCGCTATCAAGGTGGAGGGTGAGCGCTTTCTTCAAGAGCCCGACGCTAATGGGGGGTGGTACCGCCTTTATTTTGTAGACGGAAATCCTGACGTCTATTTTGTAGTTCCGTGGCCTGTGAGCAGGTACGGAGATAACCGTATTCGTTCCTACTACGGACCGCAACGTCACCGTGTCCCCAAGAAGTTCTTGGCTATTAGCAAGGACATGAAAGAAGCATTCGTGTGTGAGGGTTTGATGGGGGAGCCTGTCAATTTTGACAAGGACGTTCAGGGCAGCGCTTTGTTCAAGCTTCTGGAGAAGGGGACGGGGAGCACACGCCCCAAGGCTAATTCCTACGGGTTCTTCTTGGTTCCGGATTCTAAGAACCCGCAAGCGACGGAGCCCATGCGTATCCAGTTCGCTATTAGCGATGGTGGGAAAGAGAAGTACGTTCGGGAGTACAGTGATTGTCGTTACGTTATTGATGATGACCCCTCCCGTAAGTACATGGAGGCAGCGGTGAAGGGTCAGGTGGTGTTCTTGCCGAAAAACACGACATGGGTCAATCTCATGTCGAATGCCACGGACAAGAATTCCCCCACCAATTACGATAGTGAGGCTCGTCAGCGTATGAAGCGCAATTCGGTCATGCGCGACCCTAAGCTCATTACTCGTTGGCTCGACGGAAAAATGCAGGAAGGTGGGGCGAAAGTCGCGACAGTGCGTAGCGATGGTGCGGGCTTCTGGCGTGTAGAAAATGGGGAGCGTTCCTACAATTTCGTAGACGCCTTGGAAAAGGTTGCCACGCACTACCACATCCCAGCAACAGAGGCGGCGGGGATCCTCAAAGAGGCGCAGGACCACGGTAAGGCGAATATCCGAATTGTTAAGGGCGGGGATGCGATTGGGGACTTCTTGTCCGGTCTGTACAAAGAGGCGCAGTCTCCCATGGACATGCAGCAGACTGCTCAGATGCCAGCGGGTCAGATGCCGCCGCAGGGCGCTATGGATCCGTCGATGGGGCAAATGGATCCGTCGATGGGGCAGATGCCCCCACAGCAACCGTCACTGAGCCCCACAGACTTGGCGATCACTGAAGCAGTGCAGCAACTCCAACAACAGAGTGAGATGGAGATGCAGCAGATGCAGTCGCAGGCTGAACAAACACAGCAAGCGATGCAGCAACAGGCACAGCAGACGCAGCAGCTCGTTGGGTTGCTCCAAGGTATCCAACAGCGCTCCTCGGAGATCGGACAATCAGCGGGAGGGATGGTCCCTCCTGAGGCTACTGGGGCACCCGCGGCAGCGGCAGAGATGCTTGCTCCTCAGCCGCCCATGGAAGAGCCACCTCCCCCCATGCCAGTCATGGACCAGGGTGAAAATTTGACCCCTGACATAGTAGCTGATCAGATCAATCCGGAGCTCATCGACCAAGCAGAGGGCTTGCAAGATGAGGGCGTTTTCGATACCGCCGCAATTTCTATGATGGCAGCAGCCCCCGTTCTCCAAGACGTAGTTTCGACATACGTCCCAAACATGGAGAAATGCCTCGATAATGTGGGCCGGGTACTGCTGACTCTGTGGATGACCGAAGGAGACACGAAGAAATCAATAGGCGACGAAGCCTTTGTTGTCTTGGAAGACAAACTCCGGACAGTTTTCAAGTCTCTTGGGGATGTGGTCATTAACTTGAGCCAAAATGCAGTGAGCACACTTCCTGACGCACAAGCACAGCAAGGGCCTGCCGCGGAGATTTAATGCCTGCACGGGACATCAACCCGGAGCGGCGATGGCACGCTCTGCTTAAGGCAGTAGACAAGGGGAAACCTCCTAAAAAGGGGTCGTATCTCTTAGATGTCTACAATGTGGTAGTCGGAAAAGCCCAAGACACAGATATCGAATACGCTTTGGACATTGTGCGCGTACGTGAACACCGGGAAGTTATCCAAGCATTCCTCTACTGTGAATCCACCCTTGAGCGTATCAGCGAAGTTCTAGAGATTGATCTGCGGGTTCTGGAACACGTTGAGAAGTTGGTGATGGATTCGTCGCAGTTCAGAAACAAGCTGGAGCGCCTTACCTACGTACGCAAGCTGCTGCATAACGACAAGGCTTTGTCTGACCACGGGCGCGAGTGCGTTCAAATGGGGCTTACCCACGGGCCGGAAATTTTGTCACACCATTTCCGGATGGGGAATGAAGACATTAAGATCGATCCCAAAAAAATGATAGAGCACTTCATAGTAACTGCGTATTATTTAAGTGCGAACGCGAGAGGTAACTCTATTACTGCGGATGTAACAAAACAGTCGCGTTTATGGATGCAAGACAGCATCAAGTATCTGGAAGCGCGTAAGGATGCTGAGGGTGGTATCGACGCGGATAGCGAAGCCATGATGGCTATCGAAGAACGTCAAGCAACCATCAGCGCCGAAGACCTGGGCATAGATCCCAGTGACATCTACCACTGAGGCGAGGGCGATATGTTAGTCAAGACCGATTTCGAAAAAGCCGCTGAGAAGATTGCGTCCCAGTTTATTTCTCCGGACTGCGACCAGACTATCAATCAACTCTCGCAGAAGGTCGCGGCTGATAACAACCTCAACCCGGAGCAGATTCGCACACTGGTGAGGGTCGCGAACGTGCAAGTTTTCGGAAAGGTCTTTCAGCAGAAGGAAGGCTCGGATCGGAATATCACCTTCGATCCAGGCGACGCCGAGGTTGTTATCGAAGCGCTGTACGACGACGCTAAGTCTCTGAAAGTGGGTTCGGAGAAGACCGCAGGGTACAGCCGCACTTCCGATTACTACAGTGATCTGTACACCATCGAACAGGTGAAAGTCGCATCAGCAGAACCTCAGCCGGAAAAGCCTCGCTATTCCAAACCCGAGTTAGCGATGCAGCTCAAGAGAGCTTCTGACCGTTTCCGAATGGAAGGACGCCAGGCTAGCCAGCGTTGGAAGATGGCTATGGAGACGGCGGTTTCCTGCTATCGAAAAGCGCACGGTTTGAAGATAGCAGAAGCGTTTCCTTCTTTCGAGAAGGATGCACTGTCCGCAAATACGGATGTGGCCCCTGAAGTGCAGGCTTTGCGGGCTATGGTGACAGGTGACAAGGTCGCGGCGTACCCGGATACTCAACTGTCCGAAATCCAAGACCGACATGTGGCAGTGATGGACCAAGACACCCAAGAGATTTTCAAATACGTCAAGACTGCTGCCGCTGCACGGCTGGTGTACGAGGAGTGTGACCTCTGCGAAAAGAAAATCGCGGAAAGTTTGGGAGATCTTTGATGCCGAAAGCATTACCAGGTAAAACTGCACCAGGCGCTTTTAAAAAAGTGCTGCAGTGGATCAAGGACAACCCCAAGAAATCTACCGGCATTGCCGCGGGTACCGCGGGAGTGTTGGGTACCGCCGCAGCTGTCCCTCGAGCAGGTAGAGAAGGCCGTAAGCTGGAGGCAGAGATCATGCAGAACTACACGGGGGCCCCCGGGGGGAAGTTTGTCTACGCTGAGCTCGAAGCGTTCAGCACCCGCAAACGCTATCTTGGAGAAAAGATAGCCCTCAACAAAACAGCGTCTGAGGGTTTGCCCGGTTATGCGGATCTAGTGGGAGGTGCCGAGACAGGATTTGCGTCCGCCCTTGGAAAGGGCGTCGCACAATCCGGCTTGGAAGCGCTTGGGAAGCTCATTCGGGGAACTGCACGAAGCGTTAAAGAGCGCATGGTCCTGGACAAAAAACGAGAAGGGATCGTTGATCACATCATGAGTTACGACCCTATCGTATCCGTTCAAGAGCGCGTCAATCCCGGATCCACTATCCAGGCGTACTCTACGATGGTGAAGTTTGCTCCAACGCTCAGCACTGATCCCAACGTTGTCACGTCGTTTCTCCGTGAGGCGTCCCAGTCGGAAGGTGGCATCAACCCTCTGACTGTTCAACAGTTGGCAAAAACGGAAGAATCGATTAACAAGGCTCTAGGGAGGATGCAATGACCGAATTCGAAATCCTGGATCAACTGCTTCCGGAAAACCTGAAAGTGGCGATGGCTACCGGGAACGCGGATGCGATCACTACAGCTCAGACTGGGATGTCACGGTTCGAGTTCGGCGATATCGCTCTTTCTGTGGGCGAGAAGATCGCATCTCGCCACTTGAGTAACCGGAAAGTTGCGCGCGGACTCTTGGCGCTGGCTAACCTGAAAGGTTAAGAGTCATGCGGAAGTTTGCGGAAGAGGTTTCTCGCATCGCACACAGCATCGGTAAGATGGATGTCCTCGCAGTGAAAGTCGCGTCCGAAGTCGCAAGTGCGCAGACCCAAGCAACTTGCGCCAAGGTAGCGAGCGGGCTTTACGACGTAATCCTAGAGAAAGCCGCCTCCGACAGTGAGGGGGATGTCTGCGAGCTAGTCGTGAAAATGGCTGCATCTTTGGAAATGCCTGAGATCCCCAATGAGATGAAAGCTAAGATCGCAGCAGCGGTAGCTGTGGACGCGTCTTTGGACCGTGCACTGAAGACCGAGAAGACAGCAGCTGTGCGTCTCTTCGGTCGTGAGTATATCTCAGAGTTGTTGAGGGAAGTGCTGTAGTGCTTTCAAAAGTCTTACACCTGGATCCGTATTTCCCCACCGGGGAGCTCACTGTTCAACCTGTTAAGCTCTGGGCCAACGGGCGCGTCTGTCAGGAAGAGGTGACAAAGTACGCCAGCGTAGGGTCCGACTACTTCCGTACGATTGAGCCGATCCCAGGACACTCTATCGTATACGTCTTGGCAGTCAGTGCTTGGGAGACGTACGGAGAGAACCGGAACGGAGACGGCTTCCCTGAGCATCCTTTCAAAGAGGACATGTCTCCTCCATGGATTGCTCCCGACGATACCCTTCCGCTCCACTACAAGACTTTCGAGCAGTTCGGTTACAACTACCGACACCACGTAAACAAAGATCCGAAGAAGGCCGTCGGAAAGGTCATGAAGGCGTTCTGGAATCCGGCGATGCACCGTGTAGAGCTCCTGATTGACTTGGACAACGCCAAGGCTCCTGACCTGGCCCAGCGCATAGAAGCCGGGGAATTCCCTCCTGTGAGCATGGGGACCAGGGTGAAGTACGATGTGTGCAACATCTGCGGGAACCGTGCGCCTACTCGTGCGCAGTACTGCGACCACCTGAAGTTTCAGATGAAGCAGACGTTGCCGGATGGGCGCACCGTCTGCGCTCTGAACCCTAAGCCCAAGTTCTTTGATATCTCGTGGGTGTTCAAACCCGCCGACCCGACCGCCTACATGATGAAGAAGGTCGCGGAAGCTCCCTACGAAATTTCAGGCGCAAACGCCGGGGAGTACCTGGATAAGATGGCGGAGCGGAAGCTTGCAGCGCGTAAGCTAGCGGTCATCGACAAGATTGTGCAAGGGTATCCTGTCGATGCTAAGACTGAGGGTTTTGATGTCGCGGATGTGCACAACTTGAAGGCCATGCGCGAGACCATCCTCTCCTCAGCCCAGTGTGCTCCTGAACTCCCAGACGACACACTGCGGAATCTCTCAGCTCACCCAATTAACAAGGTGCTTTCCACATTGATGGCGGGTGGGATGTCGCTTTCGACGCCGGAAATTACCAAGATCGTGGTCTACAAGTCCTTCCCCAAGGCGCAGCTGGGCGACGACGTACTAGACAAGTGCGTAGCTATCCAGCGTCCCATTATGGATTTCTTGGGGGACTGCCCGCAGGTTCTGGACCAGATGGTAAAGTCTGGAATGTTAGACCTGGGGGTCGAACATGTAGATCCGAAGATCGCCGAAGAAGTGGACGCTTACTTCGAGAAACGCTCGGGTATTCCCCAGTACCTGAAACGACAACTCACCCCGACCTCTTTGAGAGACACTCCCGACCCTCGTACGTCTCCCCTCACGGTCACGGACCCCGCGACAGGGACGGTGTACGGGACTACGAGAGGCGCAGCTATCTCCGCGCATGATGAGATCGCCAAGAAGAACTTGCTGAAAGCCCTTGGAGGAGCAGCGCTTCTCGGGGGGTCGTATAAGCTTCTGGGGAGCGGTCTTGAACGTTTAGGGCACGGGAAGCTTAAACCCCTGCTGGCTCTTTCGTTAGGGACACTCGGAGTGACGCAGTTCCCGAAGATGGGTCCGCACTACATGACTGATCAGGGGGTGCCTATCCCCACGCTCACCGAGATGGTTCCGAAGCAGGCGTCCGTGGGTAACGTTACCAAGTCTCTTGCGTTGCCTGCGTTAGGTACGCTGGCAGCTATGTCCGCGCTGGGATTGGATTACCAATCACGCCTCCGGCGTGGTGAGCCCGTTGGCCACCCGGCACTTCCGTTGTCTCGTAGACTACTGGACCGAGTGGAGGGCTTCGCACATGAGCATCCGATCATCACCGCTGTAGGTGGCACGATGGCTCTCAAAGGGCTGGGACGTCTTCCTGTTGTACAGAAGGGCGTAGGGCATGCCTCTCGTGCCGGAAAATTCGTAAAAGATAAGGCAAGAGCCGCATCCGAAAAGGTCAAGGACGCGATGCGGGACTTGGCTGCCGAGCAAGTAAAGATGTCTGAGCTACTGGAACCTGACATGCCGACACCATCCGGTACTGTCGAGCTTCCTGATGTGGACTTGGATAAGGTAGCAACGAAAATCGGAGTGTTGATCTGGGAGGGGTGAAAACCTCTCTTGTAAAACTTCGTTGTGCATCCTATCATTGGGTGCGTAACTTGAAGCGAGGTAAAAAATGGAGTTGCAACAGCTGATCGAGCAATTCAATCCTGAGGGTTCTGGCAGCGAGAAAACCGCCAGCGAAGGCGACGCTGCTGCGCCCGTTAACACGGACGAGCTGAAGGGGGCTTTGGGTGATCTGCTCGAGGAAGGTCAGCAAAAAGAAGCTGCCGTTGCCGAGGGCAACCCCATCGACGGTCTCGTGAAGATGGCCGAAGAGCTCACCGAGCTGGACAAGGAAGCGGAAGAGTCGCACGTGCGCAACCTCGCGATTGCGTTTGCGGACTCCGCTCATCGCCGGTGGAACGAGCTCAACGAGAAGGTCGGGTCGGTTATCGATACGAGCCCTCTCGCTGACGCGGTGAAGCTAGCTGCCCAGCAGGGACACGCAGATGCCACCGAGGCTCTTCAAGGTCAGCAGAAAGAAGCTTCGCAGGAAGAGCAGTTCCAGCAGATCGTGAAGTTGGCAGAGGCCGGTGACGCGGAAGCTCAAGAGTTCCTGCAGAAGCTGGCTGCTGAAGAGTACGAAGCTGGGCAGCAGGCTGCTCTGGAAGAGGTCCACAAGACCGCGTCGGTCGAGTTCCTCAAAGGCGCTGGCGAAGTTCAGGCTCTCCTGACGCTCGCTCAAGCTCAAGAGTAAGATGTACGGACACGACACCATCCGCACCTACGCTGAGCTTTATAAGATGGCCTACGAGGTCATGGTGAAGCGTTATGGTGTTGAAGGAGCGACGGCATGAAGCGTCTGCCCAACGTCCGTGAAGTCATGTCGGCTGTGAAGTCGGCTGTGGAACCTTCGCGACTGGAGAAGCAAGCGGCGGCACTCCCCGAAGCTTCGATGTCCGCGGAGGTAGCGAAGGACCTCATTAAGGTAGCTCGTGAAATTAGGGATGGGAGTTTTGCTCCCGTGACCTATAATGAGGTCATGAATTTTGGGTCGCAAGTGAAAGAGGCGGTTTCGAAATGACCACTGCTGAGCAACTACGGAAGCTCGCCAGCGATCTTCGCAAGGCCTCGGAGCAGGTGCAGCAGGAACGTACGCAGAAGTGTGCGCAGGTGCTGGTTGCGGTCCAAGGACTGAACGCGCTTCGTCGGCGACTTGTAGGAGAGGATAAGCGATGAAAATCGACGCCGAAATGCTGCCGAAGATCGCTACGGTCCTCGAGAAGCTAGCGGACTATGTTGAGCAGATCGAGTCCGGTAAGCAGAACGAGGAACAGACGAAGCGAGCGACGGCTGCCAAGAACCTCGCGGAAAAGATCGGCATGATCACCGGTGAGAACCCGGATGAGAAAGTTGTCGAGAAGCTCGCGGGACTCGACCCCGAAGTGGCTGAGATGATCGGAAAGTTCGCCGGTGAGTCTACCGGCGTGGATTCCATGGGCGGTCCAGAAGAACGAGACACGGAAAAGACGGCGTCCGCAGGAGAGTCCGCTGACGCGCGTTTCATCAGTTGGGTCACTGGACCTTAAACGGAGGATGCGATGAGCAATCTGAACTCTCTTTTCGACATTGTGACCCGGGACCCGCACCCCAACGCGCTTGCGAGTCTTATGGTCATCCTGGACGTCTCTGGTGCCCCGGGTCCGGGGACCGGTGGCACGCCGACTCCAGGTACGATTCGCCCCGGCACCATCGTCATGATGGACGCCGCCGGTGAAGCCGTCCTGGGAGACCGCGCAACTTGGACGGCCAACGACCCGTTCATGTTCGCTGTTGCGGTCGACGGTGACATGGATTACGACGGTGCGTTCCTGCACCGTATTACCTGCCTCGAAGGCGGTCTTGAGATGAAGACCGAACAGTACGTGGCAGGCGTGTACAATCCCGGCGAGCCCCTCACGGTGGGGACGGTGGGTGACGCGGGTTTGATCGAGAGGATGACGGTCGGCGCTGGCGCCGGTGAGCCGCTCATCGGTTTCGTGGGCCCCAACGGTGTGAACTCTGACGGCACGCTCGACGTGATCATGCCGCAGAGCAACGGTCGCTAATAGGAGGGCGCGTCATGGATTACAACGTTGAAACTCCGGAAGTGACCGCTCAGCTCGTGAACTCCAGCTTTGTGCGGAAGATCGAGGACGGGCGCGTCAAGGAAGCCGCAGAGGAAAGCACCGCGTTCATCCGCGAGAAGCTGCGCCAAGAAGCGGCAGTGCGTGAGATCCTCGCCCCGGAAGGTATTTCTGAAGAAGAGATCGACCGGGACGAAGATACGGATCAGCCGAAGAAGATCATCGATAAGGAGCCTGACTCCTACGCTACCTTCGTCCAGTTCCAGGGCGTTGGTCCGCGCACCTGGTTCAAGGGTCCGCGGTATGCGATCTACTTCGGGAAGATCGAGTCTCAGCGCTTCACGAAGAACAAGTGGGAGCTGATGACCTACACCAGCGACATCCGCAAGATCCTGTCGGACAACTCGGTCAAGGACATGGCCGATGAGGAAGACAGCAAGTGGAACGAGCTGGTTACGGACATCATCAACGCCAACCCGGTCGAGCAGCGTACCGGTGGTGGTTTCCAGAGCTCCACGTTCAAGCGTGCGATGCAGAAGATGATTGGTCGTCGGCGTCCCATCGGCAAGATGCTGATGACGAAGTACCGCTACTTCGACGCGCTGGACCTGCCCGCCGTGACGGTCGGTGATGACATCGCCACCCGCCACTTCGATCAGGGCATCGAGGCTACCGAGCGGCTGTGGGGCATCCCGGTCGTCACCACGATCAAGGGTGACATCTACGACCAGGACAAGGCGTGGATCTTCTCGCCACAGAAGCCCAACAACTTCCTCGGGAACTTCTATCTCCTGCAGGACGCCACCCTGTTCATCAAGCAGGAAGCCGACGTCATCATGTTCTGGAGCTACGAGGCTCTGGGCATCGGAGTGGGTAACCGGCTGTCGATGCAAGAGATCCAGTTCTAATCGAACTGGTCTTGTGACGGAGTAGCCAGTGGCTTTCCTACCCTTCCTACTGGAGGAGTCAAAAATGAAGTACGCGAAGTTGACGAATACGACCCAAGCACGTAGGGCCTATTCGGGCCTTCGTGATGGGACGGGGAGGCCATTGGTGCTGGATGCTGGGCAGACCAAGCCTGTGCACCCGTCCCTTGCACGCCATCCTCGGATCATGGAAGGCGTCCAGAACGGCGAACTCGAGATGACGACGCCGACTGTCAAGGAGAAGGCCCCCGTTCCCGCGCCTGCTCCTGCGCCTCCGGCTGAGCCTCCCAAGGAGCCGATTGCTCCTCCGGTGGAGCCGCCCCCAGAGGAACCTCCCGCGGATGACTCCCAGGACTCGGATTCCGAACTGCGCGAGCTCTTCCTCGATGCTCCAGGTATCACTGAGAAGAACGTCGACTCGGTGCTGGACTCCTTCACGACTATCCAGGAGCTCGCCGACGCCGACGAAGATGCTCTTGTCGAAGCAGGCGTGAGCAAGTCCTTCGCCGGTCGGGTCCTCGAGTGGGCTATCGAGAACCTCTAAACCTCCCCTCTTCCTTCCACATCGTTGTTGTGATTCGACGTTCCACGTCGTATTCTTTTGGGTATGACTACGAAGGTGGATCATGACTATCCTACGCCCGGTAACCTCTCCGTGACCGACGAGGATACAGGCCTACCTATAAAGAACGTCCGTATCAGAGTTTACGCTGCCGCTTCCTATCCTCCTGCTGGTGACGAATACTCTTGGACTGGCGCGACCGTTACGGACAGTGAAGGTAAGTGGCTCGACCCTCTCTACCTACCAGACGGTACTGACTGGGTAGTCAGCTTCAACAGGAACCTCACGTACGCTGAAAAAACCGTGGAGATCAGTACATGACGGTCTCTGTAAACCACGATTACCCGCATGTCGGGGATATGGCGGTAGTGTCTCCTTCAGGAGTAGCTGTCGAAGGAGTGGAGATTCGGATTTTTGAACTCGAGAAGTTCTTGGCGGGGGACACCAGTACGTGGGTTGCGCACACGACTACGGATGCCAACGGAGAATGGGTGGATACCTTCGATCTCGATGATGGGCGAAGCTGGGCTGTACATTTTCAGAAGTTAAATGAATTTGGCCCCGAGCATCGGGAGATCACGACGTGAGACTTGAGGTACTGTCATGGGCGACTCGATGGATTCCCGACCTCCGGCCACCCCCCGGAGTTCGTTTTCGACAAGTAACGGCAATGGACTCAAATGGATCGAGCGGGAACTCAGCCGACTCGAGCACGGCAAAGTCGACAAGGCGCACTACAAACCCGCGCTCGAAAGCGTTAAAGAGAAATTTAAAGACCTCCAAACCCAGCTCGATAAGCTGCGTTCCGAGTTTATCGAGGACATCACAGATGAGCGCCGTGATCTTGGAAGAGACATCACGGGCGTGCAGGACGTAGCATCAAGTGCTAAAGATGCTGCAGGGCACCACGTGTGCACGTCTGAGGAAAGGATCGATCTCGTGGAGAAAACGGTAAACTTCTGGGGCACATGGTTTCTTCGCGGGCTAGTCGGTATGATCCTCCTCCTCATTACTGCGGGTGGGGGATGGGTGTACTCCCATGTACGTTTAGAAGAGACTGCGAAACAGTCCAGTAAGGCTGTAGAAGAGCTCAAGGTCGCAGTGGGCCAAGTGCGAGAAGAACAGCAGTCACAACGCCAGACGCTAAACCGCATCGAGACCGAAACCACCTCCGTAGATACCGCTACCGTCGAGGACGCCCTACGGGAAGTCCTAGAAGACGTATTGGACAAGAAAAACAAGTAGATCTGCGCTATACTTAGTGCAGCTTTTGGTTAGGAGGCTACGTCATGGCAGGCATTCCGACCCGGACTGTGGAGTCGAAGACGATTATCGGAAACGAACTGGTTGCGGTGCGTCAACGTGTGAAGTTGGCAGCCCAATTCAATGGTGTTGCGCCGGTGATTACTGGCCCCCCGCAGATTGATCCCCTGGACGGTGCCTACTACGCTGACGGCGTTTACATGTACTCCGACATCCAACCTGAATGTCTTATCGGAGACCCTGCTGACGTTAACGCGCAGGTGGTCCTGAAAGCGTTGAATACTACCGTAGACGGCCTCGGAACTAAGGTAGTGATGTCTGAAGGTGCTGCGCTAACCGTGCGTGTAGGTGCCCCCTGGACGATTTTCATCGAGTACGTCCCGGGCACCACGACTTACGCGCTCCTTCAAGCCGCGCTTGCCGCTGACGCAAACGTCGCTGCTGCTTTCTCCGTGACGCTGCCCGGTACTGGGGCTCCTTTCGTTGCTGCAGGAACCCCTAAGTTCGTACAGCCGACGGTTGCTCAAGCCGTACAAGATGACGGGGGCGTCTTTGCGTTTACTCCTGGGCCTCGAAACGTAACTCTCAAGTCTGTGAGCCTCGTTTGCGGGGCCGGGTCTACCGTTGATGTGTACCTGCAAGACAAGGGTGGTGCGAACCCCCGGAAGATCCTAGCCGCAGTGAGTGGTGCCGCTGATGAACATGCCGTGGATGTTCCTTTCTTGGCGACGGAAGAAGTTATGGTCCAGGAAACGGCTTCGGGAGTTCCTGTGGGTTCCGATAAATATGTGACGCTTTACCTCGTAAAAGAACAGGTGCTCTAGTGGTTGTTGCGCTTAACTCCAACGCTGCCCCTCTCACAATGGATATTATCCGGATGTTCTTGAGGGACCAGCCTGAGAAGAACCCTCTTCTCGAGGACGTTGAGTGGGACGACACCGAGATCAACAACGCCATTGACTTGGCTGTCTCTAAGTACAATGTGATGACACCTATCACGAATATCTACGCTGAGCAGATGAATGCGTGGATGCTCCTGACCGGTGTGTGTTGTATCCTGTTCCGCTCTGAAGGTGCGCGACAACTGCGCAATCAGGTCCAAGCTCAAGACGGTGGGATAGCCCCAGTCGGGCTTGATGAGAAAGAATCTCTCTACATGCGTTGGGCGGATTGGTTCTGCGCAGAGTTCGAGAAAATTGCCCGCGCTGTTAAGACGCAAGCCAACATGGAAGGTGGGTGGGGCGGCTTGACGAGTGGGGGCGGCGGCGCGTACGGTGGTATCTCTTCTGGATACAAGTGGGTAGGCCGCTGGTATCGGAAGATCTAGGAGGAAGAACATGAGCCCAGCTCTGCGTGAAAAAATTGCCGAGTTCTTGGACCAGCAAAAAGTCTTCGAAAAGTCTGCTGCCGGGCCTGTTCCGCCTATGGGAGAGGTGTTCCGGGGCGGCGGTACGAAGCTCAAGAATCTCCTCATGGCTCACCGCGGAAAGCTTGGCGTCGGTCTTGGGGCAGCAGGTGTGGGCGGTATCGCCACGGCTATGGGTAAGGGGGAGCAGAAGGCTCAGCAGGAAGCTGAAGAGCTGAATCAGCTTCTTGAAGCGTATCCGGAGCTGCTTTACCAGACCCCACAGGCGCCATACCAGCCTGAACCGGACCCTCGTTTGATGGGGTATCCGCAGTAC